AAATAGATTATTAAACTATGGTTAATCGTTCAAGTGTCAGGCAACAGATTATGAAACCAAAAAAGAAACCTAAGTTAGGTACAGGTAAAAGATTTAAAAATCTTTCTTCTAAATTAAAGAAGAAGGGAGCTAAAAATCCAAAAGCTCTAGCAGCTTGGATAGGTCGTAAAAAATACGGTAAAAAGAAAATGTCAGCAATGGCTGCAAAAGGAAAGAAAAGGAGAAGTTAAATGGGTGGACCAATAGCACAAATCCCTACTCCAGTAGATCTGGATAAGGTACTTGGCAGACCGACAGGGCAGGGCTTTGGTGCTGCTCGTAAAGGACCAAGTGTACAAGGACCAATAGAAGCAATAAGCGATGAAAAGTATCTTAAAGGTACGTCTTTTAAAACAGATAAAGCAAATCGTGTTGGTAATTACGCTCAAACAGGAGACTAATTATGGCAGTAATAGCAGGTTTAACTAGAATGACAGGAAGCTTGGCTAAAGCTTTCTTAAAATCTGGTCGTAAAAATAAAGCCGAAAATAAGCTTATAACAGATGCTTATACTGAATCTAAAGATAAAGGTTATACAGGTACAAGAGCAAAGTTTGTTGATGAAGGTACAAAGATAGCAAAGCAAAAACAAAAAAGAAAAACAGGAAATATTCCTGATCCTTCAGTTAAAAAGAAAACTACAGGAAAAGAACCATTACCAAAAATAAAAGATGAGTCTAAAAGAGATAGAGCTATTAGAAGAGGTAAAATTAATAGATTACGAAGAGAACAAATTGCAGACGAAAGAGCGCAAAGAGAAGGTAAAAGTGGAGGAGATACAGGTGCATCTCAAGGTGGGAGACAAAGAACAGATATTCCAGTACCCGGCTCAAGACGTAAAAGAAGAATTGCTGATCCTCACGATAGGCTAAGAAGTTCTGAAGAATTTGGTCCTGAAGAACTAGCAAATTGGACTTATGATGAAGTTCAAGAATATCTTACAAAAGGAGTAGGTGGTAAGGCTTCAGTTAATCTTGAAAGAATGTTAGGTAGACGTTCTCCTCCAGCTAGAGGTAAAAAGAAAGGGGATATGGATCAACAAAGTAGAAAATATGGTGGCAAAGTTAAACGTAATATGGGTGGACCTGTACGTGGTGTAGGAAAAGCTATAAGAGGGTTTGGAAAAGCTAACTATTCTGATAAACTTTATTAATGAAAAAATTAAAACAGTATATTGAAAAGAAAAAACTCTTAAAGAAATTTAAAGAGAGTATAAAAATAAAAGAAGATGACTTTACACTGATTGATTATAGTGTTATAAAACCAGTTGAAAAAGATTATCCAAACTGGGAAATGTACTGGAAAGATAATTGTCAATATTTACAATTAAAATATCAATATACTTATGGAAGTAAATGGAGAGAATAAATGAAAACAAAAGTTAAAGATGTAAAAACTGGTAAGATTCTGGAAGTCGCAGATCCTGAGAAGTTTATGGAACATCGTGAAGCTGTCTTAGTAGATGGTGAAGCAGAAGCTCCTAAAGAAGAAGTAGTTGAAGAAGAAGCTGCTCCAGAAGAGGAAGAAGACTCTGAGTAAGTGTCAAAATTGTGGACACGATTCTCATTGTGGTATTCCTCTAACTAAAACTGTTGATCAGGTTATATCTGGTGGTAATGATACTAAGGTAGAAATCTGTAAAACTTGTAGGTGTGATGCATGTACACCTAAGACTGATTGGGGCTAAAATGGCAGTATCTGGAACATATAACTTCAACTTAGATATAGACGAAGTAATTCAAGAAGCAACAGAGATGATTGGGGGAGAAGATACCCTTGGTCATGAACCTGCTTCTGCAAGACGTTCTATTAACCTTATGCTGAAGGATTGGCAGAATAGGGGCATACTCCTATGGACAACTCATACAAGTTCAATAACTCTTTCAACAAGTGTAACTTCTTATGACTTAGCCAGTAGCACAATTAATGCTATAGAAGTTGTACATAGTAGAGATAATACAGATATACAGCTTACTCGTATTACTCCTGAAGAATATTTAATTATCCCTGCACCTACACAGACAGGTCGGCCTACTCAATATAGTATTAAAAGAAATAGAGATAATCCTACACTATCTCTTTGGCCTATACCTGAGAACTCTACTGATAAAATAAAGGTAGAAGTTATTAGTGAAATGCAAGATGTTAATAAATCTGCTGGACAAAATGCAGATCTCCCTAAAAGATTTTTACCATCTTTAACTTGTGGACTTGCTTATTATATGTCAATGAAACGTCCAAATGTAGCAGATACACGAATAGGAATGTTAAAACAGAATTATGAGGATATGTTACGTAGAGCAATGGAAGAAGACAGAGAACGAGCTTCTATGTATCTTTTGCCTAGACTAACATTTTATAACTAATGGCAACAAATATTAAAACAAAAGCAATGTGTGATATATGTGGTTTCGTTTATAACCACAATGTTATGAGAATGAATAGCTATGGTCTTTTAGTTTGTCCTGAAGACTTTGAAGGACAGTATGACTTAAAGAATAGCCCTTTAAATAAAGTACCTAATGTTAGAGATAATCCTAGAGTTAAAAATCCAAGACCTGATACAGGTGGCAGAGGAATAACATGGGATGAATATGCAGAGTGGATTACATTAAATCCAGTAAATCTTTCTCCTATTATAGGTAATACAAATTGGCAACTTGCAAATAGAACGTGGGACGGAATATGACAGATTTTAATGGTAAACTTATATCCAATACATACAGATCTTTACTGACTGTTAATGCAAGTACGACAGGTACAGGTGTTACGACTTCATTAGTAGATGTACAAACAGCAGATGGAACACAGACAGCTATCAAGATAGCAACGAATGCTGTACATGTTAGTGGAGCATTAGGAATAAAAGGAGATGCTTCAATAGTTGGTGGTGTACATGTATCAGGAGATGTATGTGCTTCAACTTATTATGGTGATGGTTCAAACCTTTCAGGACTTACAGCCTCTATTGGTGGAAGTATATCCGTAGGTAATGCTCTCATAGATGGAGTAGTTACAGTTACAGGTAACGCAGTCTTTGAAGCAGATGTTTCAGTTAGTGGAGATCTTAATGTTGCTACTAATGCATCTATAGGTGGAACTCTAATAAATACAGGAGCAGCCACATTTAGTTCAACAGTCACAGTAGTAGATAAAGCAACTTTCAAAGATGATGTATCAGTCAGTGGTGTCTTGGGAGTTAAAGGTAATGTATCAGTAGAAGGTAATACTTCTCTAGGAGGTACATTAGCTGTAACAGGTACAGGAACATTTACAGGTAAATCAGAATTTAAAGATGATGTATCTGTTAGTGGTAAATTAGATATAGCTAGTGGTGTTTCTATAGGAGGTACAGCAGTCTTTAATGATAATGTTTCTGTCAGTGCTAATGTTAATGTAAATGGAAATGTAACAGCAAGTTATTTCTATGGTGATGGATCAAATCTTACTAATGTAGAAGCTGAATTAGGAATAGCAACAAATATCTCTGTATCAGGTTATATACATGCAGGTGGAAGTGTCTCTGTTAGTGGACCCTTCAATGTTGTAGGAGCAGCTACTTTTAAAGATGACGTATCTGTTAGTGGTAATACTAATCTTACAGGTACAGTTACAGTAGGTGGAGCAGCAAGTCTAGCTTCTACTCTAAGTGTAGGAGGAGCCGTAAATCTATTAAGTACAGTTACTGTTAGTGGAGCTACTGGCTTCTTAACAACTGTACGAGTAAGTGGAGCTACAAGTCTTGGATCAACACTGGACGTTAATAGTAATGTATCCATTGGTGGGACTGCTCAAATAACAGGTAATGCAAACTTTGATGGAGATGTCTCAGTCAGTGGTGACGTATCCATAGGAACTAATCTCTATGTCGGTGGCACTGTCACGATTGTAGGTAATACAACTATGACAGGTGATCTAGGAGTTGGGGGTGCTATAAGAGTAAGCACAAACGCTTCTGTAGGTGGCACACTGGATGTAGGTGGTAATGTTTCTATGGGTGGAAACGTCAGTATTAAAGGTGATGTCCATGTCAGTAGTAAGGTATGTGCTTCAGCATTCTATGGAGATGGTTCTAATCTTACAGGTATATTAACAGGTAATATATCAGTTAATAATGCTACAATAGGTGGTAATCTTTATGTTGGTGGTACGGTTACAGTAGCAGGAGTAGGT